AGGCGAGCTTCGATCGGATCTACGTGTTCCCGCTCGATCTGTTCGAGGGCGAAGAGACCTTTGGCGGCACGAGCATCATCCGCCCCAACATCACGAAGCTCAAAGACATGCAGGAGGGGCACCGGGGCGTGCTCATCAGCGCGGGGCTCGCCGCGCTCGATCGTCTGATGAGCCACGGCATCGAGCTCGGCCACATCGTGAGCACGAACAAGAACGTGCCCTTTGCGCGGCGCTGCGAGCGGCTCGAAGACTTCGACATCTTCTACCTCGTCATGCGCGACGGCGATCTCGCCGGTAGCGAGACGCTCGCCGATGAGCTCCGGGAAGGGAAGAAGCATGTCGTCGACGTGGGTGGTGAAACGGGTTACTGCCATCAGCTGGCGGCCAAGGCGAAGCAGCCCGTGCAGGTGGAGGATTGTTGGTAATGGGCGACTTCATGCAAGGCGATCGGGACAACGCCATCGCCGTACCGTTTTCCGATGACGAGAAAGAGCCGAAGGAGGCAACCGACCTCCTCGAGGACGACTCGCCATCGGCGAGCCCCGAGGAGCGGGTCTCGCGCAGGCAGAAGCGCCAGGAGCGCATCACCCGCCTCCTGAACGAGGGCAAGCAGAGCGCGGAGGAGGTGCGGTCGCTCAAGGCCGAGCTCGCCGAGGTCCGCCAGCAGCAGGCGCGGCTCGAGGGCGCCGTCGCCGCCCAGGGGCAGGCCCGGCAGCAACCCGACGACGGCAAAGACCCCTTCGAGCGCGAGCTCGACGCGGTCTACGAGCGGCAGGGCCAGGCCTACAACGCCGCCCAGGCGGAGATCAAGGCGGGCACCTTCACCGAGGAGCGGGGCCGGTTCTACGAGCGGATCGCCCGCGAGATCGAGACTCAGAAGACCAGCATCCACACTCGCCGCGAGCTCGCCCAGCGCGAGCCCATCCGGCGGCAGGAGCAGGCCCAGCAGGTCTGGGTCCAGAAGTACCCCGAGGTCTACCAGAACCCCAAGGCCTTCCAGTACGCCAAGGCCACCTTCGAGCGCCGGAGCGCGCTCGGCGAGGCCGTCACGAACGAGGTCGTCGACGAGATCATGCACGAGACGATGACGAGCTTCCGGCTCGGCCCGAAGAAGGCGCCGTCGGCGAGCGAGAAGGCGCGCCTGTCGGGGCTACCGTCGAGCGGCTCGGGCGGCGGCGGCCGGAGCGAGGGCGTCACGATGACCCCGGAGCTCAAGCGCATGGCACACGCCGCCTACAGCGACCTGCCGGAGGCCGAGGCGGTCAAGCGCTGGGTCAACGGCGTCGGTAAGCGCCTGCGGGAGAAGAAGATCATCTGAGAGTCCGGGGCTATCCGCCTTGACGGGCTGGTAGCCCTGTGCTTTCATACTCGCGCACGGCGGCACGTCACCCACGACGCGCCCGTCTGGACCTCGTGGGATCCAGGCGGAGCGTTCGTGGCAGAAGAGACGGCCGTAGCCCCGACGGGCAAAAAGGGCGTGAAGCGCGAGGATCCTCCCGCGCGACCCGTGGAGCAGATCGCAAACCGCGGCTTCCTCGAGGGGCACGACCCCGGCAAGCACTACGTCTGGGTGAGTGAGGTCAACGACCCCACCATCAACGTCGGCTACTACAAGCACCTCGGCTATCAGGTCGCGCAGTACGATCCGAGCGAGGCTCGGCCGACGATCGGCTACCAGGAGTACAAGCAGGGCGATCCCATCAAGAGCATGGGCATGGTCCTGATGGAGTGTCCGCTCGAGCGCAAAGCCGAGCTCGACAAGGTCGGCTGGGATAGGGCCGCCCGCATCGAGGACACCATCCGCAACCGCGAGGTCGATCCGCTCTCCGATGAGGAGAAGCGCGCCTTCCGCGGCATCACATCCGTTCGCACCGAGCAGGACGATCGCCGCAAGTGGCAGTTCTGATTTCGTCAGTGACCCTTCTCTAAGGATCGAGACAAGCAATGGCCAATATTCATCGATACGGCTTCCGTTACGTGCGCAGCGCGACGGGCGACGAGTGCCCCCCGATCATGGTCTTCCCGATCGCGAGCGGCTACGCCCCGAACACCCAGGACGGCGGCGGCGGCACGGCCTGTAACCTCAACATCGGCGACCCCGTGCGCCTCCGGCAAGACGGCACGGTGCGCCTCACGCAGGTGGGCACCGACGTCACGGGCGAGCAGGGCACGGGCTCCGAGCAGGTCTTCGGCGTCGTCGCGGGCTTTCCGCGCGTGCTCGTCGGCGGCGCGCCGCGCCCCGGTAGCTTCTACACGAGCGGCACGACCTACTCGGGCGGCATCGGCAGCGACAGCGCCCCGCTCGCCGCGATCATCCCCGTGAACGGGAACGTCTTCGAGTGCGACTTCCTCGCCGCGCAGGGCTCGGGCACGAAGGCGGACTACATGGGCACGGTCGGGCTCACCGCGCCCATCGCGTACACCGTACTCACGAGCGGAACGGGCCAGCCCAAGGCGAACCCGCTCATCGGCACCGTCACCGCCGCGGGCGGCGGCGTCCAGACCCAGCTCTACATCGTGGGCCTCGGCAAGCTGGGCGACGCGATGGATTTCACGGCCGCAAACGTGACGATGCAAGTGATGTTCAGCTCGCAGCAGATGGCACTGGTGACCAAGGTCGGCCAGTACGGCACCGCCAACTGAGCGCGCCCTACCCTGATCGAGGATCAACATGAGCGAGATTTTCACCAGTACCGCAGCCCTCGCGCTCAAAGAGACGCTCGAGGACATCGACACGGACGAGCACGGAAGCGAAGGCAGCAAGGCTGTCTTCCCCAAGTGGCTCAACGTCAAGCCGATGAGCGACAACTACATCGAGTATTACGAGGTTGCGGGCTCGGGCCTCGCCGGCGAGAAGCCGGAGGGCGAGAGCATCCCCGTCGGGACGATCTACGAGGGGCCGCTCACGCGCTTCAACGCGCGCACCTTCGGCCAGCGCATGATCGTCTCCGACGAGGCGCTCGAGGATCTCAAGTACGACAAGGTCATCATGGCCGCCAAGCGGAACAACCGTTCCCTCTGGAAGCTTGCCGACTTTGACGCGACGCTCATGTTGGTACGGGCCACGAGCACGAGCTTCGTGGGCGGCGACGGCCTGCCGCTCGCGAGCGCGTCGCACGTGCTGCCCGGCGGCGGCACCTACTCGAACCTGCTCGCCACCGCGATGAGCCCCTCGAAGGCGTCGCTCGTCATCGCGACGGCGCAGCTCATGCAGCAGGTCGGCCACGACGGCCTCATCGACGGCTTCGAGCCGAAGAAAGCCGTCTTCCCCGTGCAGCAGTGGGGCGTGTGGAGGGAAGTGCTCGGCTCCTCCAACGACCCGACCCCGGGCGCGTTCAACGCGATCAACGTCATCAACCGTGACTTGAGCATCACGCCGGTGCCGGTGAAGTATTGGACGAACACCACCACCAACTGGGCGCTCATCACGGACGCCGACCTCGGCCTGATGTGGTTCTGGCGGCGCAAGCCCAAGAGCAACACCTGGGTCACCGAGGACAAAACCATGATGAACTACGCCATCACCGCGCGCTGGAGCCGGGGCTGGGTGAACCCCCGCGCCATCCTGTTCAGCAACGCCTGAGGTGAACGATGGCGAAGAAGACCAAGCCCAAGCCCGGAGGCAAGTGCACGTCTTGCGGGATGGCGAAGGGCAAGTGCAAATGCTGAACGCAAAGAACCCAGTTCCGAAGCCGCCGAAGGCGCCCAAGCCCAAGGGCGGCAAGAAAGGTAAGGGTGGCTGCTGATGCCTGCCCCGTTCTTCCAAGCCTTCGATTCGATCGGCACCCCGGACGGAACCTGGATCAAGCCGGGCGGGCGCGTCGCCGCCTACGTCCGGAGCACGGGCGCGCAAGAGGGCGACGACCTCTTCGCGACCTCGGGCGGGCTCGTGGCCACCATCGCCGCGGGCGTCGCTCGCTGCCGCCCCGGCCTGAACGACATCGTGTACGTGCTGCCGGGTCACACCGAGACGGTAACCACGACGCTGTTCACGGCGGTTGCGGGCGCGCAGATCATCGGCTGCGGGCAGCCGCGCGCAGCCAACGCCCCGAACGTGACGCTGAGCGCCGTGGGCGCGACCATCGCGCTCAGCGCCGCAAACATGACCATCGCCGGGCTCAACATCAATAGCGCCACGGCGGCGGTCACGGGCGCGGTCGTGGTGACGGCCGCAG